GGTTATGTCTGTGCAGTAAATCGTTACCCAGCAGCATTCCGTAAGTTATCAGTAGCTTAATTTAACTGAGTGCCTGGGGTTGCTCCCGATCTCAGGCATCCATTAATGGGAGTAAGGAGATGACATGCCAAGCATAATTACAGCCACCGAGTTGAGATCTGTGCTTGGTGTGTCATCATCCTTGTATAACGATGCTTATTTAGACGGAATTATCGACACAGCAGAAAACACAATTCTGCCAATGTTAGTTACATTTAAGAGCGCAGTTCAAAAAACAGTTTTACAAGATAATGTTGCCACATTTACAACAGTTGGCGTGCATGAATTTACCGAAGGCCAATCGGTAGTTATTGCTGGTTGCTTGAGTCCATATAACGGAACTCGCACAGTATTAGCAGATAATCTTGGCGACTATACTTTTTCAGCTAGTATTACAAACGCAGATATTATTGAAGCAAATGTCATTCCAAGCGGAAGTGCCACATTAACAGGCGCATCAACTTATGTTGGAAATCAATCAGTTAAATCAGCAGTACTTGTCATTTCAGTTGAAGTATTTCAATCAAGAGTTGCAGCAGGTGGACAAATAGAAGGCGTTGACTTTACAGCGACACCTTACAGAATGGGTCGCAGTTTATACTCACGCGTAATTGGAATTCTCGGGCCTTATGTAGATGTTGAAGGTATCTGTCAATAATGCCTAACCAAACAATCCTTGAACAGGTTCGCACACCTTTAGCAACTGCATTATCTAGCGTTGCCGGTAATGTTTATTCATTTGTGCCTGAAACAGTAATCCCGCCAGCTGTTGTAGTTGTGCCGGATTCACCATACCTAGAATTCGAAACAATCAGCAAATCAAACATTCGCGCTAAGGTCAATATGACCATCACAGTTGCAGTTGCCTATAATAGCAATCCTGCATCACTCGACAATATCGAGCAGTTAGTAATTAGTGTTCTGGCAGTTATTCCAGCAGGCTACATTGTCAGTTCGGTTGAAAGACCAACAGTTACACAAGTAGGAGCATCAACTTTACTTATTGCAGATGTTAGAGTCAGCACCTATTACACGAGAACAATCTAAGGAGAAAAAATGTCAACAAGAATCATCACTGGGCGCGATGTGTCGTTTACTCTAGACACAAAGGCTTACGATGCACAAACAACATCGGCAACACTTTCATGTGATACAACTATTGAAACCTATCAAACACTAGACGGCAATGCTTACAAATCCGTAAATGCTCAATGGACTTTTGAAATTGAACTTTTACAGGATTGGGGATCAGCAGCTGCGCAAGGTTCATTATTTGAAAACATGTGGACTAATGCCGAGCAGAATGCAAACACACCTGTTGCGGTTTCTTTTACAGCTGTAACTGGAGCAGTTTTTAGTTTCAATGTATTGCCAATATTCCCAACAGCTGGCGGAGCAGCCCCGGGAGCATTAACAGATACTTGGACATTAACAGTTATTGGAACACCAACCGAAAACTTCTCTTAATAAACAACTAGGGAGCAAACAATGAAGTTACCGATTACAATTGAATATAACTCAGGCGAGCAAGCCACTTATGTAGCTCAACCGCCTGAGTGGGCAAAATGGGAAAAGCAAACTGGTCATACCATAAGCCAAGCAAAAGAAAAACTTGGTATGTGGGATTTAATGTTTTTAGCATATAACGCACATAAGCGAGAAACAGCAGGAAAACCAGTAAAAGCTTTTGAAGTATGGATGGAAACAGTATCCGATGTAATAGTCGGTGATGCAGACCCAAAAGTCATCCAGCAGGAAGCCTAAGCAGATTATTGGTTGAGTTGGCAATAGCCACAAAAATACCAATGAGTGAATGGGTTGATTCAGACGACATTTTAACAGCTATCGAAGTATTGGAGCAGAGGTATGGCAAGTGAAACAATCGCCTACAATAAAAAAGATCTGCGCGATATTTACAAGGCTTTTAAACTTATGGATGACCAAGCAACTGACGAAGCACGCCGTCAATCTGCTGCTCTGGCGTATTTTGCATCTGAAGAAATTAAACAAGCAGCTGGACAAAGAACAAAGGCTGGCAAAGTTGCGCAGAGAGTCGCGGGTGGCGTTAGCATCTCTAAATCGAGCAAGATCGGTGAATTCAGTTATGGATTCGCACGCCAGAAATTTTCAGGTGGTGCTACTACACAAACCCTATGGGGTGGCATTGAGTTTGGTTCAAATAAATTCAAACAGTTCCCTGCATATTCTGGGCGGTCAGGTCGTGGATCTCGCGGATGGTTCATTTATCCAACCCTTCGCAGAATTCAGCCTGAATTGATTAATAAGTGGGAAGAAAGTTTTAATCGCATCATTAAGGAATGGATCTAATGGCAACCGGTAATAGAACTTTAAAGTTATCAATCCTCGCCGATGTTGATGATCTAAAAAAGAAGTTAGGCGAAGCCGACAAGGCTGTCGAAACTAACTCAAGTCGAATTGCAGATTTTGGAAAGAAGGCTGCTGCTGCATTTGCCGTAGCTGCTGCTGCTGCCGTTGCTTATGCCAGCAAATTAGCCATTGATGGGGTCAAGAGTGCGATAGAAGATGAGCAGGCACAATTAAGGTTAGCCAACGCTCTAAGACAAGCCACAGGGGCAACAGATGCCCAAATAGCGGCAACCGAGGACATGATCCTTCAGACTAGCCTTGCAACTGGCGTTGCCGATGACCAATTAAGACCGGCATTACAGAGATTGGCAGTATCTACAAAATCAACTGAGGAAGCCCAAAAGTTATTAACCCTTGCTTTAGATATTAGCAAAGCATCAGGTAAAGATTTAGAAACTGTCACAAATGCTTTAGGTAGAGCACAAGATGGAAATGTCATTTCACTTGGTCGATTAGGTCTTGGCTTATCAAAGGCTGAATTATCAACTCTTACATTTACTGAGGTTCAACAGAAACTTGCTGATCTTTATGGTGGGGCAGCAGCTACAAATGCTGAAACATTTCAAGGCAAAATTGATCGCTTAAAAGTTGGATTTGATGAAGCAAAGGAAAGTTTAGGCGTTGCTTTATTACCAGCAGTTGAGCAATTTATTACATTCTTAAACGATACAGGCATTCCAACTCTTAACGCATTTATTGCAGGTTTAACTGGTGCTGGTGGCTTAAATAATGGATTAAATGAAACTCAAAAAGGTGCTGAAAGTTTTGGTCGAGCAATATCGGCTGTCGTGGGTATTGTTCAAGGATTTATTACATTTTTAAGAGAAGCAATTGGCTTGGTTGCATCTTTAATAAATGAATTGATTAGAGCCGTCAATATATTGCCAGGAATAAATATCGGATCAATTCCAAATCCCGCTCCATCAGCTGGTAAATCAGCAGTTCCAAAAGTTCCAACTCCAAAAGGTGGATCAAACTTTACTTATGGATCAGGCAACCCACTTTATTTAACTGTCAATGCTATCGATGGCGAGGGTGCTGCTAGAGCTGTTGCACAGACCTTAAACAGTCAAGCAGCTAGAAGTACGACTGCTCTCAGGGATAGATAATGACTGTTTTTACACCAGACTGGAAATTGACTGTCGGTGGGGTTGATTATACTGACATAACTATTGCCGATGTTCAGCATCAGGCAGGTCGCACAGATATTTATGAACAACCCTTGCCATCCTATATTCAATTAACTCTAGTTGCTTTAAATAATCAAACATTACCTTTTGACATAAATGATAGTTTGGCTTTGCAGGTCAAAAATACATCTGGAACTTATGTTGATTTATTTGGTGGAGATATTACTGATTTGACTGTTGCAGTTGGTGCTACTGGATCAAATGCAGCTGTTGTTGAATACACAGTTTTGGCTATGGGATCTTTAACAAAACTTACCAAAGAAATTTGGGATGACAACATTTCTCAAGACGAAGATGGCAACCAAATCTACGAGATTCTTTCAAGCGTATTGCTTGGAACTTGGAATGATGTGCCAGCAGCTTCTCAATGGTCAACTTATAATCCAACCGAAACTTGGGAAGATGCAGTTAATCTAGGACTTGGCGAAATAGATCAGCCGGGTCTTTATACCATGAGTTCCCAATCAAATGTTACTGACACGATCTACAATGTTGTTTCAGATATTGCAACTTCAGCATTTGGTTATATTTATGAAGACAATGCCGGTAATATAAATTATGCAGATGCAGACCATAGGCAGAATTATCTTTTAGTTAATGGTTATGTTGAATTAGATGCTCGCCATGCGTTAGGTGCTGGCTTATCTACAATTATGCGATCAGCAGATGTCCGAAATGATATTTATATTAATTATGGCAATAATTACAATTCACAGGTTGATGCCACAGATGCAGCTTCAATTGCCTTATATGGCTACAAAGCTGAAACGATCAACTCTAGGGTTCATGGGGCGACCGATGCTCAAGCTATTGCTGACCGATACATAGCCCAGAGAGCGTATCCAATCCCAGCATTTCAATCGATCACGTTCCCTATAACTAACCCTGAAATTGATAACGCAGATCGTGATGATCTACTAGCTGTATTTATGGGAATGCCAGTTCATATTCAAAACCTACCTAACCAAATATCAGGTGGAGATTTTGAAGGTTATGTTGAGGGCTGGTCATGGAGCACTAGGTTTAATGAACTCTTTCTCACAATCAATGTTTCCCCAGTCGCATTTAGCCAAGTGGCGATGCGTTGGAATACAACCCCAGCCACAGAGGCATGGAACACTTTAAGCCCAACTTTAACTTGGGAATACGCTACAATAGTCGCATAGGAAAAGGATAAAATGGCAACCACTACTAATTACAGCTGGAGCACTCCAGACGATACCGCGCTGGTCAAAGATGGTGCAGCAGCGATCCGCTCGCTTGGAACTGCAATCGATAGCACAGTATTCACAAATGCTGGAGCAGCTGTTACTAAAGCAACTGTTGATGCAAAAGGTGATTTAATTGCTGGAACTGCTGATAACACTATTGCAAGATTAGCAGTTGGAGCAAACGACACAGTATTGACAGCAGATTCATCAACAGCCACAGGATTAAAGTGGGGAACAATTGCAGCAGGTTCATTAACTCTTTTATCTACAACTTCATTAACTGGAACTTCAGTTACTATATCAAGCATCAGTCAAAGTTATAAGGAACTTTATATTATTATAAGAGATGTTTATTTGTCATCTGATGATGAGGCTTTGCGATTAAAATTAAATGCTGATGGTTCAAATCATAATTATTCACGCTTAGGAATTTCAGGAAGTTCTTTAGCAACTGCGAATGAAAGACTTGGTGCTTATATGGAAATAGGTAGGTCAGGAAGTAATAGCGGAATAAGTTATCAGGCAACCGTTGTTTGTAAAATAATTAACTACACAAGCGCAGGCGTTAAAACAATAACTGCAACTTATTTGGGATTAAATAATGCTGGTGTTCGTTCTAGTGGCACAACTTGCGGAACTTATACTGGAACATCTGCCGTTACTCAAATAAATTTAGGAACTGATGGCGCAAATTTTAGTTCTGGTTCGGCTTTAATTTACGGAGTAAACTAATATGGCAAAATCAAGCAGACCAATGGTAAGAATTCACGACCTTGCAACAGATGAGGTTATTGATCGCGAAATGAATGATGCAGAGTTTGCTCAGTATCAAACAGATCAAGAAATTCAAGCAGCAAAAAAAGCCGAAGCAACTGCAAAGGCTGCTGAAAAGCAAGCTATTCTTGATCGCTTAGGTTTAACTGCTGACCAAGCAAAATTAATACTTGGCTAATGAAGCCTTGGTTATCTAAAGCTGCTGAAACTTTTAGGGATCAGGTAAATGACTGCTTCCCTGATCGCAAGCGCACACTTGATGGATGGATTGGTGATGCTCGCCATTCAGCCAGAGTCAGTCAGCATAACCCAAATGAACAGGGTGAAGTATGTGCCATCGACATTGACGCTCGCCTATCTGACCAAGAAGGGCTTAGTTTCGATTTGGCAGATCAGGTTCGACTCGCAGCAAAAAAGGATAAGCGTATTTATTATGTGATTCACGCTGGCAAAATTGCTAGTGCCAGATCATTATGGAAATTTAGAAAATATACCGGAATTAATCCACACCATAAGCATATCCATATTTCTTTCAAACCAAATCAAAATGGCAAGAAGTTCGACATCCCACTACTGAAAGGCAATTAATGAAACTATCTAAAAAACACAAAGCAGCAATTAAGTCATACTTGAGAGCTGTCGCAGCTAGTGGAATCACAGTAGCGTTAGCAATAGTGGCTGACATTCATCCAGCCTATGCAACTATGCTTGGTGCGATTGTTGCGCCTATTGCCAAAGCATTAGATCCAAAATCAGGGAGCGAAGCGGATTATGGAATCAATGCGTCATGACCGCAAACGAATGGGTTGGCATAGCCGTTGGCGTATGCGCCGTATCAACAAGTTTATTACTGGGTCTGCGCTGGGTTATTAAATCTTATTTACAGGAATTGAAGCCAAATTCTGGAAGTTCGATCAAGGATCAAATTACTAGACTTGAAGCGCGTGTTGATGATCTGTTCGTCTTAATTAGTAAGCGATAATTTCTGCTATGGCGAACACACGAAAACGCACACCACGCAAAAAGGTTAATCGGAGAGTAGTTCGCCAAACTCCTGAACCATTATCAAAACTAGATCAATTCTATATTGCAAAGCATGAAATGTTTAGAGCTGCACGCAAGGCTGGATTTAATGAATCCTGTGCGCTTTAC